TTTTGCTGGACGGTTACGTTTGTATTATTCTCGACCATTGGAAGAATGGCTGCATGATACTTGGTAGTGTCACCACCAGCCAACAAACCAATGCCTGTAGAGCTAGTATGCTCAATGGAATACTCAAAAGATTCACCAAGCCAGTAGAAACCACCTTGGTAATATGTTCTTGTTGAGGCTGCTGTAATAGCAGAGTTAGTGATTGTTGGATTTGTGTTTAGAGCTTTACGAATAAAGTTAGGACTACTTGGATCCAAGCTTACTTTAAGCTCTTCATCTGTGCTGCCGCTTACGAAGACAAGCTTGAAGTCACCATTTGTTGGCACTTCATAAAGAGTAGAGCCATTCTTCCCTGTGGTTGTTGAGCCAGAAAGAAGAACTCGCCCATTTGTGTAGAACTGAGCAGCAACTGCACCGCTAACATGAGCAGGAGCAGAAGAGCTAACAGAAGCGGACGGCCAAACAACAAGAGCAAAAACACCACCATCATTAGACGATGTTGCTGGATTGACTTCCCAGCCTGCCTTTCCAGCATCAGCTACACCAGTCTTCTGGTCACCAAGAACTCGAAGGAAGGTAAGAGGAGAGTTATTTCTCAACCAAGCCTTGGCAGCATATGCAGCGTAGGTTGGAGCAGTGTTGTTGCCTTCACGCCAGGTGTCGCCACCTTCGTTGCCAGCAACAGGATTACCGAAAGTTTGCACAAAGTCAGAAAAAGATTCTACTTGTACAGGTTTGTCAGCAGGTCCCTTACGAGCACGACCAATAACTACTGGTCCTACTTCGGTTGGTACGGCTGGAAGTTGTGATTGATCGATTTCGTCAATGAACACTCCAGGTGAAATGAACTTAAACTTTTTAGAAGAGTTGTCAGCCATCGAAATGTATTCTCCTCGGTCTTATGCGTATAGTACGGTATTCAAGAATTTACACTAAATACCAATAATAAATAGTAGGGCGGTATTCCAAACGCCAGGTTGTTATGATCTGTATTTATCTTTTCTGCCCGCATGGAACTCAGGCTCGTCGCCCACCACTGTTCTTTCCCTACCAATTGTAACTTCAGCGGCGGATTCACGGCGGATTACAGCAGGAACATCCTCATTCTTATCTGCTCCTAAGATATATCCCAACACTGTGATTGTTGTTGTAGATTTAAACATTCTTTCGTCTGTGTTTAGTCCTGAGTTATTGCTCTCGTTTGAGAAGGTTTCGTCACCAAAGGCTTCATAGACATTCCCTTCGTGCTCAATCTTAAAGGCCACTGGAGTTGAGAACCTTCCCATCATCGCAGCAATGATTTCGTTCATCTGCTGTTGGAATTCTGTGGCCATCTTAATCTCGTAGGTTATCTCTACGTAAGTTGGCATTGGGACATATAATGTATCATATACTACCTTCTTATTATCAAAAGGGAATGTACTTTGATTATATTTTCTTTGTGCCGTCGCATTCGCACGGTCTCTTGATTTCTCTTGATTGACTTGGCGAGCGATTGGGATTGAGCCACCACGCTTGTAAAAGCCGAAATATGGCGGAATATAGACACCATACTTACCCTTGTTAGAAGGGTTATTAACCATTTGGCCACGAACAATAGAGATAAGTGGGTATTCTAGTGTTCTGCCGTTCTTGCGTAGTTCAGGATCATCTTTAATGGAGAAAGCACGCTCTGGGGAAGCAAAAAGAACGGGCACTTTGCGGAAGCCTTCATTTGTGTTGCAAAAGATATTTAGATCGTCATTTACAAAGTTATAAAGGGCTCTATCGATATCCTCTATGGTAGAGGGTCGAAAACCATACTTTGCGTCTAAATCTTGGTTTAACTCTGTTCTTTTAGGCATAGTCTAATTTCCTATATTCTTTTCCCTGGATTGAACAGACCTTTGCGTGCTTGTCGGCAAGTGGCTTGGACAGCTAGGGCACTGCCGTCAGCAAAATCAACGTCTTGACCAAACAAGTATCGTGCATCTTCAAAGACATCAGTAATCTCAAAATATTGAGCGTCATACTGAATAAAATCTCCAGGGCGAACAAACAAGTCTTGATCTTCTGACAAGCGACGCTTATGGAAATTCACGGTAATATTAAAAATACTATCAAACCCAAACTCATCTTGTGTTCTTGTGGAGCCATCATAGTTTATTAGAGAATAAACACGGATTGGTGGAAGGAATGTTTTTTGTATTGCTTCCCCATAAAGATCGTTATAGTTTGTTCTCTTCATATCAAGTGGGAAGTAGAGTATCTGCTGACCGATGACGTGTTCAATAACCTCGTCATTGATCTGCTTTACAAAATCTCTTTCTGCTCTACCAACAAATAACGGTGGTGGAGGAGTTGCTGGTTGTGTCCATCTGTTTTGAGCCATTTATCTAACCCACATAAATGCCCATTGGGATTTTCCCAACGACTTCTTGAAGGTTATTCATTAGCTGAGCATCTCCTTCAGCGAGAGCACCGTAAGCCATTTCATCTAAGACGCCCTTGAGTTCATCTCTAAGAGCATTTTGTTCTTCCTTTGCCTCGGAAACTAGAGCAGGACCATTAAGAGTGACTTCGTTTCCTGGGATTGGGATTGAAGCGAGCTTGGAGCGTACCTGACCTAGTGTTTCTTTTGCTAGTGATAGGGCAAATCGGCGAATCCACTGTTTACCAATACTGTTGATATTTTTGTATGGTACATTTGGGAAGGGCAGTGTGTTCATATTATTCACACCATCGGCACCATACTTTCTATCTGCCTCCTCGTAGAAGGCATCTTCAGCTACTCTAAAATCTACCCAAAACTTTGTTGGTTCGACGCCGCTTGGAGTTGGGAAGATTCTTAACTTATTATTATTGATTCTAAAAGAATAGTGAGAAGCACGAACATTCATGTCCTCCTCAAAAGCATAAGCTTGTAGAACATTTTGCCAAGCAGGGACTAGTTGGAACTGACTGTCGTCAGCATACATTCCGTATGTAGAAAGGTTACCAACAGCACCAATTGAGTAACCACCAAAGAAGTTCCAAGTACTTTGTGGTGTCTTGTAATATACTTTCTGAATAGTTATTGCACTTGTTCCGACACTACCTGTGAATGGAGAGCCGGCTTCCAAAGATGCACTGTAAATAATCTCTTGTAGATCATAATCCTGCACATCCTGCACGACATCAAAAGAAGCAGAGTAGATTGTTTGGGAGGCACCCACACCAGCGTGAAGACTTACACCACGACCGACGTGAGTTGCATAGCCAAGCTGAAAGCGTGGGAACTTAAGATTAGGCTTAGTTGTAAGTCCGCCAGAACCAGAGTACTCTGTAAATTCACCGTCCTCATCAAAAGACCCCGTAGTGTTGCCAAGCATATCAGAAAGGACATTCTTAGCCTGGTGTGTATTGATTAGGTAGGAATACTCTAAACATGCTTCTTCATAAGCATTATATACAATAGCTGGTGTTATCTCTAGGTCTAATACTCTCCCGCCAAGCTTATTATAGGTGTAGGCTACTTGGTCAGCAGCACCACTAATGAATGCAGTAGTATTATAAATACCGTATGATAAAGAACTTAAAACATCATCAGTATTTCCTGTTGCTGGTAGGACAACAGCACTTACTGTACTTGCTGGTTGTAGGTTTGTAGGCATTATTGACCCTCGCTTATTGTATAAATAGTTTTTTGGTTCCCTATTTTATCCCTAAATAAGAAAACCCCGCCACTAGGACGGGGTTCTCTCAGGTTTATTCACTCCTGTGGGAGTTTATTAGCCGACGTCAGATACTAGATCTGCACAGACAACCAAACCATACATGTCAGGACGTACCATCTTCTTGGCGTAGCGGGTCATGACACCCTTACGAGGTACGAAGTCCTCTGGCCCAAAGATGGTTGGTGTGACTTGTAGTGGTACGTAAGGAGCATATACGTAGCCGCTCTCTAGGAAGCTGCTGCCCTTACGTCCTACTAGAAGTAGGTTACGTGGGAAGTAAGGATCGACGTGAATGTCCATCTTACGGCTAATAGAACCAACTTGCTTGACGCCCCAAGAGCCAGCAGCATCATCTACAGCAGCAGCAGCACGGAAACCGCTGGTGAATTCGAGGATGTTTGCTACTTCTGGAGAGCATACGAGGAAGTTAGCACCACCACGTAGTGTCTTACGGTGGATACGAGCGCTTACTTCATTGACTGTTTCAAGAAGTGTTTCGTACCATTCGGAGACAGTACCTGTGAAGTCTGGGTAATCTGTACCGGAAATGATAGCACCTGTTTCACGGTTCAAGAACTTACCTGGGCTACGTGACCAGTACAATGTACCAGCGGTAGCACCCTTGACGAGATCTTCAAGGATTTCTTGGTCGATTTCAAGAGCGACCTGCTCAGAAAGGATGCTTGTCAATTCGACTTCAGCGTCGAGGTTGTGGTAAGCATTCAAGTCTTGAGCTAGCTCTGGGGACCACTTAGCCTTGAGCTTCTTGGTCAAAGCTGTTACAGCAACGGAATCAACCTTGATGTCGATTTCTGGGATGTTGGTGTTAGCTTCAAGACCCCACTCAGAAGCACCGACGACGGAGCCGATAGCACCACCATTGTTGAAGTTGTCTTCCATAGCGTAGGTTTGTGTTGTAATATCACCAACGGAG